AAAATAAATCTTGCTATATCGGTGAACATCTGTTATAATACAGACAATACCGAGGAAAGATTCCATGCCCTATGTAATATCCCAAAAGGAGGCTAAATGTCAGAAAAAGCTAAGTATGCTTATTTAGCAGGCATAATTGACGGCGAAGGTTGTATCACAATCGGAGCAGGAAAAAGAGAAACCTGCACCAACTATAATGCTATTATTTGTGTTCAAAATACTAGCAAAAATCTTATAGATTGGATACAGTCTAAAATCGGCGGTCAAGTTTATTTGTCCAAAAAAGAGACAGATAAAAATAAAGCTGCTTGGATGTGGCGATTTACAAAGAAGAAAGATATTGAGTTACTTCTTCTTGCAATTCTACCATATCTAGTAGTTAAAAGAGAACAGGCAAAAATTTTATTAAACTTTGTAAGATTATCGCCATCAATGAATTCTGAGATACGAAGATTAGCGTATGAACAACTCAGAGCATTGAATTCTCGTGGAAAATCTGTAACGACTAATACGCAAGAAACAGAAGAATATTCTGTTAAGATAGAGTCTGAACTCATTGGTGACAATGAGAGCGAACTAGGGGCGATCCTAGTATCCTAAACACATTGGTTCATGTATGTTCCTCTCGCGGCGAATACAACTCAAACAACCGAAGGTACTGTAGGTTCAGGTATCTCGGTTCAAGTACTTACAACAACTGCAACCATCGGTGAGTTAATCTACTAGCCCACCGCAAAATAAATCTTGCTATATCGGTGAACATCTGTTATAATACAGACAATACCGAGGAAAGACACAAATGAGTCATAATAAAGAAGTTTACGCAGCAGCGATGATAGACGCCGAGGGATGTATTAGTATCGGAGCGGCTAATCATACAACTAAAGCTGGTAATTCTTATACTGCATACATGCTGAGAATTCAAATAGCTAATACATCGAAAGTCTTGATGAATTGGATAGTTGAAAACTTTGGTGGTGTAGTGTACACTAAAAAAACTAACCCTAAGCAGAAAAGTGAAAAACTAGTTCACCAATGGTTTACCAAAGGTGGAATTCAGGCTCAGGAAAAGTTTCTTTTAAGTATTCTTCCACATTTACTCATTAAACGCGAACAGGCATTAATTGCTCTCGAATTTGTAAGATCACACAGAGAACAAAATCCTGAAAAGCGCAAAATTCTATACAATAGAATGCGCGCTTTAAATAGCGGTGAATCCGTAACGACTAATACGCAAGAAGTAGAGCAATCTACTATGATAGAGTCTGAACTTATCGGCGACGATAAGAGTGATCCCGTGGTGACACAGGAAGTTTAAATACTTTAAAACCTAAACAATTTGACGCGGATTACGCGAACTTCTCAAGTCTATCTCTTGCTACCGCAATTGATAACACTGTTGAGAACGTTGCCCGTGAGCTTGCGTATCGCCTTGGCGAGTCGTTAAGCGCTCTGGTACGTGCAACTGCTGACGGTGCGACTTCTGTTGACGCAAGTGTTCTGACTGCTCTTGGTGCAACATCGCTGACTGCTTTCACAACTCTTAGCTTGAATCAGATTCGTAACTCTGTACAGAGCCTTGCAGGTCGTTCGGTTCGTCCGTTCGACGAAGCTTCAAAGACATTCTGTGGCGTGATTCATCCTTTCAGTTTGGGCGATGTGTTGGCTGACAATAGCAACGATTCACCAATCGACATTTTGAAGCACACTCCAGTAGGTCTTGCACGTATGGAAGACTTAATTTCTGTTGATTTGACAGAGATGATCGAATTGCCTTCAACTGGTGTTCGTTTCTTCCAGACAAACCAAGTAACATCTACTCCTAATTATAAGGGCGTAACGGGCTTAACTGCTCTGCGTACTTATATTTTTGGACGTGATGGTATCTTCTCCATCAAACTGGGTGCTCAAGGCGATACCGGTTTTGGAGATGGGGAGTATCAGAACATAAAATGCAACATTGTGCAGAACGCAGAGCCAACTGTTGCCGATCCTGAAGGCTTAATCCCCGGATGGACTTCGTATCGTGTTCACTTCACAACATCGTTGGGACCAGATACAACAATTCGTATTCGTGAGATTGACGCCGCAAGCGCAATTAGCTAATACAAATGTAACAAGAAAGGGAGAGCCTAAAAACTCTCCTTTTTACTTGAGTAATAAGTCGTTACTCAACACCTAGCAGACGGGTGCTCTCATCTGCAAATAGGAGAAAAATAATGGGCTTGTTAAATCAAGTATTTCAAGGAAATCCTAATACCCTTGGTTCAATTGCAGCGGGTGGGTCATCTATTGCCCCTAACGTTGGAATTGACACCGTGGATTTAGCATTATTCGCAAGTACAGGTGCCGGGTGGGTTCCTTTAACTGGAGTTTCAGCTAAAGGCGTGGCGTCTGCACAGGTTGCTAATAATGCTAATGTATTAACATATAAAGCACCTGCTACCGGTTTGTATCAAGTTGATCTTTATGAAGTTTCAACTAATACCCCAACAGCGGCAACATTACCAGCAATTACAGTAGTTTATACCGATGCCGATTCAAGTACAGTGGTAACAGATACACTTGCTTCTGTAGGCTCAGTAGCCTCTGCTGGTGTAGTAAATCAAGGACGTTTCTTAACAAACGTAAAAGCCGGTGGAACAATTGTAGTAGCAACTACAAGTTATGTCGCCGGAAGCGGAACGGCGCTTGCATATACCGTAAAGGCACGCATTAGCTATCGCGGCTAATTTTAGGAGATAAATATAAAAATGGCAAACGTACAAGAATCTTATCCTACTCAGACTACAGGTTTGGGCGTAGCTGCGAAAATCGTTGTTGAAGGCAATCTGGACACAGATACAGTTCCGGGCTATAATGATGTTGTTTTATCATTAAGTGGAACTAACGGCCAAACAACTTTTCAGCTTAATCCACAAATTACAGACGTTGCTGGAAATCCCGTTGGGACCGGCATTGTATTCACATTAACAGCAGTTGCAGGAGGTTCACCCGGACCACTTACACTGACAGCCGTAGCAGCCGCAGTTGGTGGAGTTGCAGTTTATACAGGTACTATCACAGGTGGAGGCTCAAACGCTTACATTGGTGAGTTGTTTACCGTTGCAGGTTTCGATAATGCGGTTAATAACGGATCATTCGTAGCAACTGCATCTTCAGGTAGCACACTTACACTTCAAAACGCAAGCGCCGTCGCGGATACCCATGCTGCAACAGCTACATCTGAAGTTGGTACAGCGGTTTACACCGGTACTATTACAGATACCGGAACAGCTTTAACTCTTACAGCAGTAGCAGCCTCAGTTAACGGAAGTGCAGTTTATACTGGGACAATTACAGGTGGAGCAAGTAATGCATTTGCTGGCATCAGCTTTGCAGTAGCAGGGTTTACAAATGCTTCTAACAATGGAACTTTCATTGCTACAGCAAGCACAGCTACAACTCTGACATTAGTAAACATTGCAGCAGTTGCAGAAACACATGCCGGTACAGCTACATTTACATATGTAGGTATGACTGTTAATGTTGCAGGATTTGTGACTAACCCTCAAAACAACGGATCGTTTATCGTTGTGGCAGATTCAAGCACAACTCTTACATTAGATAACAATTTTGCCGTAGCTGAGACACATGCGGCTACCGCCACTTTGGAAGAGACTATTGCAGAATTGACTTATGTAGCCTATCCTTCAAGAACACTGACAGGTAACACGTATCAGCCTTTAGGGACACCTACAGCGGTTGCAACTGTTTCAACAGGTGGTCTTATTACTGCCGTCGCAGTTGGTGCAGTTGAAGTAGAAGTATCGTACCCAACATTTGGAAATACTGAAGGGACTACTGGCGCAGAACCATCTGCTGCTACCTCACCGTATAACGTTTATCCTAATAACCCAATGGCCGGTCTGCCAAAGGATAAAATTTATACCAGTGTTAACGTGCAGGTTTTGGCCTAATGTTTTAATACTGGAGGAGTATTATGCATGAAGAATTAGAACCCATAGAAGTAATTCAAAAACAGAAACGTGTCCTGCGTAAAGTCAACAGCGTTTTACGCAGGGACGTTGAAAAATCAAAACAGTATTCAGATTATCTTTTTCTGGAAATATGTAGTAATAGTTCCGACACAGAATTAGCTATGGGAAAACTATGGGCGCTTGGCGGATTTGAAAACAAGTGCGGCCCACAGGATTATAACTATATAGTCGCTGCCTGTCTAGATTCTTTAGAGAAGGCAACCGCCATAAGCCGTAGCTAAATATTTAAGGAGTAAAAATGGCCGGTCCCGGTACAAATTATTTCAATTCAAAGGTTAGCCAGTATGAGCCGGTAGTTGCGGCTGCACAGCAAGCTACTATTAAATTACAGGCTGCAAAACAGGGTTTGGCTATTCTTGCGAAACCCACAATCACACAGGCCGAAGCAGAGAGTTTGCTTTCTTTGCATGAGCAATCGGCATAAAAGTTTATTTGATATAAAAAAGTACATCATGTGGATTACTTGATGTACTTTAATATATCATTTTTCTTCAATTCCCGTCAGGTCACGTACGGATCGGGTGAAGAGACTCCTTATAATAGAAGGTCATGGCTTTCAATTGTGAGGAGACATGTTATTTGCAGCATAGTAGAGGAGACTATGTTAACACAACAAGAGATACAAAAGAGTCAAGGAACACGTTTGGACGAAAAAGCACCATGGGAATCTTATGATAGCGAACTCGGTGGACCTAAAATGTCTCCCGAATTGGCAGCAGAAGTTGCTGAATACGCACAGAAACGTTATCAAGACGCTCCTATAAGTGCTGAAACACAGGAAGTTCTTGCAGAACAGAAAGAAATTAATCAGGAAATAGCTAAAGAATACCAATGGCTAAATCCTGAAGATTATGCCGATATTGAAGCTAGAATCGGCAAAGTAATGACGCATTCACAATTTATTACTAAACTGCGCAGTGCAGGTGTTACATGCTTTTATAGACAACATCCACACCCAGATAAAGCAACGTTATTATACATGAAAGATGGTTTAGGAGAGCCTGAAATTGCATGTTGGGCACAAATCGGTCAAATGCCAGAACTTTCAATAATGAATTTTGACCAACATGGCGTTCCTTTGGCAGAAAGACGCCGGGGCTGGCGTACATGTTTGCTTCAAATTATCTTAAAAGGAATTTTAACAGAGGAAAAAGCGAATCAAGTTTTTGGAAAACCAAGACAAGATCAGGCTTTTAATAAATATAACTCAACTTTACAAGAGTTTAGGAATGCAGGTAACACATTAGGACAATAGGAGAGGAGACTATGAGTAATATAGCAGATATTGCAGGAACATCGACAGAACAGCCAAAGGCTAAGCTGTCAACAAAGGACGAGTTGGGCGCATTAGAGGTAGAACTTAAGAAATTAGAAGTTCTTGAGAAGCAAGCAAATTTACAAGATATTACAGAACGTCTTGCCGAACGTGAGTTAAAGCGTGAGACGAAGAAACAGCGAAGTCTTACGAACGGACAAACTTTGAAGCAATTGGAAAATGGTTATGAAGCTACACAGAAACGTTGCAACCATCGCAAAGGTGGAGACGGGGCGAACGGGGTAATTCTTGGTAGGGGTCAAGACGATCAGTACGCCGTACTAAAGCATGTTTTTGCTAATGGAGATACGTGGGTACGTTGTTTGCGCTGTGCTAAGACTTGGAAACCACCGGTACATGAATCGTACAAATCTGAGGAATTGTACTTGAAGGCTATCGCGGAGTACGAAACAGCTTTAAATTTCCCAACTCGTAATCACACTTCTGGTTCTATTCAATTTAGATTTAGTGATAACGGGGAATATTACAGACAGGTTACTGCATCAACAAATTTGAGGTAAAATGGAAGCCAATGTTACAATTCCGTTTGATACAATTGCTCCGGGGGATTTTATCTTAGCTCATAACTTAGGTATGATCCCTTCGACTGTTATATTCGAGTTTACCGATGGCGGAACTGTGTGGTTTCAACCGCAAAGATACGATGCAGAAAACTTGTACTTAGTGGCATCGGATGCCGGAATTACTGGTGTAGTTATTGTGTACGCTTCAGGTTGTTGCTAGGAGAATTATAAATGGCTTTACAAACAATGGTAGCATTTACAACTACAGCGCCGGGTGATTTTACACTTCCCCATAATTTGGGTGTTGTACCGGGAAGTGTTATATTTGAGTTCACATCCGGTGGAAGTGTATGGTTCCAGAATCCGCTAAAGTATGACGCCAATAATTTATATTTAGTAGCTTCAGACGCAGGAGTAACAGGATTTGCAATCATATTTGCAAGTTCCTCACCAAACATTGTAATTTATGGTAATTCCACAATTCAATTACAAGAAGTAATGGATGATGCATCAACATTAGGAGATGTAGCACCGGCATTATCAACAGGCGGGTTCTCTTTTGCACCAGCACTGTCAATTGCAAACGATGTAATGCAAGCCATAATCAATGGTGGTCCCGGCGCACAACCTTACAATTGGAAATGGAATCGTTATAATCTTCCTGTATTTTATACTAACAGCTTGCAACAGGACTATTTTATACCGGGTGTTAATAATATTGGGTGGATTGAGAGTGCTTGGGGAGTTAATATTAACCAAACTTCGATCCCCAAACAAAAACTTCCATTGGAAATTGACAAGGATGTTCTCGTTACATATAATCAAGGAACATATTGTGCTAAGATTTCGTGGCTACCAAATAGCATGCTAACGGTAGGGGTATGGGGGCAAGCACCACAGGGGCCAACGGCAGGTTTTCCATCATGTCAAACAACTGTCGCAGGTCCGGGTCTTACAGGACAACAAAATCCCGGTCCCGGTGTAATCTATACAAATCCAATTGGATCATTAACTACACCTTATAATGCTACTACAGCAATTTCTGATCCTTATGGTAATCTTTGGTGTCTTACGACTTATGGAACATGCGGTGGTGTAGAACCTACTTGGCCTTCCAACCCTACATTCCCCACACTAAGAAATCCAAATATTTTAGCGACAATGGTAGTAGATGGGAGTTGTGTTTGGACAGAGATTAATCCAAAAGGTCAAGGTTTTAGACTTAACCCAATTCCACCACAATCCGGTATTGTAT